TGTTAATGCTTTTTGGTGATGCGTGTAAAATTCAGTCATTTGTTACACATGTTACCATTCACCAAACCATTCCCCAACGCTATGGTGAACGTTCTCATAAATTATAACTTTTAAGAAATAACAGAGAAAATTCATATATGTTTTTTTTATACTTAAATATCATTCTCATAAGCCATTCTCATAAGTACATTCTCATAAGCCATAAAAAAGCGCTATTTATGAGAATAGAAGTTACAAATTACAAAAAAAGGCTTATCATAATATCAAGGAGTGATTGCATATGATAAAAATAATTTCTAACCTTGTTCCGGGTAAGGATACTGATTACATGGAACATAAAGACTTTGAACATGAAATAAACAGGTACATTTACGAAAACCCTGGTTATGAATTGGACGATATAAAAATAATAGGGGAGGAGCTAGTAGCTATTTTGGGCAAAGAAAAAAAACAATACCATGTAGGTAGCGTACAACATCCGCAAGCAAGATATAATCATGTGAGTGAACTTATAAATAAAATGGAAACTTTTATTTTAGATATAAAGGAGAGCTTATGATAATAGGTTACGCAAGAGTAAGTACAACAGATCAAGATTTGACGATACAAAAAGAATCTTTACTAAAAAACGGTGCTAAATTTATTTATTCAGAAAAAAAGTCAGGTAAAAATCTACAACGACAAGCACTTCAAGATTGCATAGAAAATTTAAGGCCATATGACACGTTACTTTTGACTAGTTTAGATAGGTTATCAAGATCAACAATAGACATGTTACAGCTTATGGATACGCTGAGTAAAAACAATATATATGTTAAATCACTTTATGAGGGTATAGATACAAAAACATCAAGCGGTCAAATGTTTGCACAGTTTTTTGCAATTTTTGCTGAGCATCATCGTAAAAACATATTATATATCACTGCGGCGGGAAGAGAAAAGGCAAAGCGTGAAGGAAGGCTAACAGGTCGGCCATTAAAAATAAGTGACGAAAGAGTAAGGCTTGTAATGCAAGATATTGAAAGTGGTATTGATATACGTGAGGCGTGTTCTTTTAGAGGCGTTTCAGTACCTACATTTTATAGACGAATGAAGAGATTACAAGAAACATAATTATTTTTTCTTATATCGATCAACAATATTTTGACCAATTTGTTTTAGTCGTCTAACGTCAGACATGTTTTTTGGCATTGGGGCATCCCAACGTTTAAATTGCATTGCACTAGGCGTTGGACGGCCTTGCTTATCTACTAAAGCGGGCATTGATTTGAGTATTTGTGTTGCTTTTCGTAATAAGAACTTACCTCTTGTGAACTTACGTGCTGGTGTAGCTTTAGAAACATCCCTAACAGGCCTAGCAACATTACCGCCGGCACGATTATACTCAGCCATTTTTTTATTTGTACTTCTGTTATAGCGTTCATATTTTTCTTTAGCACTTAACATTAACCAATCCCTGTTATATATGAAGGGATGCCAGCAGTATCAATAGTCTGATATTCACTAGTAGGAGATTGAGGAACTACTGGCTGATTAAGTCCAAGAGATTCAGTTATAGTATTAATTGCAGAGGCTTGTTGCTCTACAGGTAGGACAGATATTAATTCAACAATATCTTTTAAAGACATATTTACGTTTTTTATATAATTGTTAAAATCAGGCTCAGGTATTGGAACCTGCATTGCTTCGTCTCTTTGTTCTTTCTGTTTGTTTATAATAGCTCTGTAATTTGGGTAGTCTAATGTACGTAAAATTAATTCTTTAACGTCAGGATCATTAATATCGCCAAAAATACCTTGATTGGCTAATTGTAATGTCGTTGCTGCTAATGCAGATTGCGACTGTGGTAATGAACTACCAGCAGTTATCTCTACTTCGTATTCACCTAGTGTTAAATCGCTTTTAATTGTGTCGATAGCCAATAACTCATTAGTCATCATATCTCTGTCATATATATTAATTTGCATTTGTCCCAGTTCATCTGGCTGCATAGATGCAAACTGACTACCACTTGCCATACGTATAATTCTGGGCTGATTGTAATACAACTGTATTAATGTAACTGCCTTGTTACTTATACCTGATAAAAACATTTTAAAGTTACGTTGTATTTCTCTAATAGAAGACATTGGTGATTCAATAAGATCTCTTACCATTTGGCCACTATTAACACCTACAGGACGTTCACCAGAAAGCATAATTTCATTAATGCGAGCAATCTTGTATGCATCTTGTTTTAAGTCTTGAATATGCTGCCTTACAATTTGTATGTCTTGCGTTAACTTGTTAGTCACAAGTATCGGCGGTGTACCAGCACTACCAGGAACACTGTAAACAATATCAAAGTTTTTCTCTAACGTATTTCTTGGAATAGATTCTTCTTGTACCACTAAGAAAGATTTGTATTTCATTAAAAGTTGCTGCAACTTATAGTAGGCATCAATAATTTTATCTTGCGTGCTACAAAGATCCTCAACATCGCCAAAGCCTACTAAGCTATCTGATTGTGTAGGGCTAAATGTTTCAAATGGAAAGCCGAAAGGATAATCTATAGGTTTGTCATCTAAAATTTCTTTTTCAGAATAAATAATTAAGCGACCGTTAGGATATTTAAAACGCTCTTCTGTCTTCATTTGCTTTTCTTGACCAGAATCTTTATCTAGTGGCACGAGAACAGTGTCGTCTTTTAAATAGCATTCCCATAAAACAATGTTTTCAGTTGTATTAGAGGGAACTAAAGACCCTTCATTCATATAACCCTGAGCATTGTTTTTTGTGCCGCCTTCTTCATTTTCCATACTAACAACCAAGTCAGTACGCTTCTCAGCAGCATCTGTAATTCGTGTAGACTCTGTAGTTAATTTATCAATCTTCTTTAGTACATCAGGTCTATTTTTATATTCATTGATTAAGTCAAATCGGCTTATGTAGCGCTTAACAAAAATATAGTTACAATTTTCAATTGTTGTTGCGTTTGGCTCAGGATAAAAATCAACTGGGTTTACTCGTTCTATACGAACATCGCCTAATCCATTATCTACTGATTGATTCCAAAAAACTTTAGCAATACCTATACCATTAATAAGGCCGTCACGTATAACTTTTTGTGAAATGTTGTCCATTCCAGTATTCTTTTTTACGTTTTCCCAACAGTCATTTAGTATGTCTGCAATTGATTCTAATTGTTTTAAGTTATCGAATGTCTGATGTGATAAATTAGCAGGCTTAACATTAGTTGTAATCATAGCGTCAAGCGCAGTTGTTGCTTTAGTTTCTATGATTGGCTTAATAATATTGTAATAAGAAGCGTCACTACCTTTAACAGGCATGCCATCTCTGCCATAACCAATAGTAGGAGCAACGTTACCTTTATAATATCTTTCAAACTTTGCAAATTTTTGATGGGTAGGGACACCGGTGGCCTTACTTTTTAGCTTGTTTAAGTATTCCAGAAAAGGATTATCCATATATATATTTTAGTTCACAAAGGTGTCTAAGACATTTCACTATAATTTATTAATAGTGCATCAAATTGATTTTGAGTTATATACAGTAAAATGACTGTAACGTATTTAAAAACTTAAAATTTAAGTATGAAATTTAAATATGGGCAGCCATTAGAATTAAAAGACGATATTAAATTAAAGTTTTATGTAGATGCTATATATCCAGCAGGACAATTAGGCTATCAAGAGCCCCACTACAAAATTCTGTTTGACGATGCAAATTTAGTAATTGCTGAGTCACTTGCTTTAGTTCTTTTTGAAGAAAAGGTTGCAAACAATGATCGAGCTTTAAAGCCTGATAACACCTCTCAGGCTGGCAACCTCAAAAAAATGAATAAAGATGATCTGATTGCATTAGCAGCACAAATTGATTCTACCGGTGATCTTACTAAATTAAAAAAAGATCAATTAATAGAAATTATTGAAGGAAAATAACTTTAAAGCATACATAGATTACTTTGAAGATCAAATAATGGCAGGAGGCTATCAAACAAAATGGATAAGAATAAAAAAGAAGGATTTATGATTATCGTAGGTAAAAAAAACGATAAGGGTGATGATTACGAAAAAGAAGAAGTGATGGAAGAAAAAGAGGAAGTAGTTGAAGAGAAAAAAGGTAAACTACAGTTCACTCTTGAAGATTTTGGCGGATATACGCCTATGGAATTGGTTTCAAAACTAGAAGAAGCCAAGGACGCTATTAGTAAAGGTAACGCAAAAGAGGCGATGATGGCTCTTGATAGTTGTATTGTTCGAATCTCAGGTAAAAAACTTGATGAGGAAAAAGAATCAGCTGTTAATCGAGGGTACGAATATCAACTTGATAAAGCGTTGTCTTAAATAAATCTTAGGAGGCACTAATGGCAGAAGACATCCAAGAGGAAGTCACAGAGGAGCAAGTCGAACAAGAAGCCACCCAAATTAGCTTTGGGCAAGGTAATGATGTAGACACTTCAGGTGACGATGCTGGACAAGTTGAAAGCAGCAATAATTCATGGGAAGGCGATAAAAGATACGAAGAGCATTGGGCTAAAGACCCTAACAAAATGTACGAATCTTTACGTTACCACGAAAAACGGCAAGGTGACTTTGACAAGCAAATTAATGATTATAAAAAGCAAGTCGATGAACTTTCTAGATACCGTGACGACTATAACGCAGTTGAAGAATTGTTTAATCATGAACAATTAGGAAACGAGTTATTAGGAGTCATAAATAAATATAATAATGTCGAACCAGAGCAAGCGGTTCAGCAAGAAGATCCAAATGCACAGCGGTTAAACGAATTGTTGAGCTGGAAATCTAATATTGAAGAGCAGGCATTAAATAGTTATTACAAGCAGCAAGAAGACGCTCAGATTTCTGAGATAGATCAACTCGCAAGCAAGTATAACTTAAAATATGATAAGCAGCAGTTTATCGATCATATGAACAAGGGAAACATCCCTCGTGAATATTGGTCTCGTTATTTTAAATCTGAAGCTTTGCCAACAATATTAGAAGCAAATTCTGCACTATCAGCAGAAAATGCACTTAAAAAATCAGCAAATGCACAAAGTTTAGCTACTGGCGTCAATAAGCAGAGACCTGCCGTTGGTGGTGATTCTAGCTACAAATCAGCTCTGGATAAGATTTTAAATCAATAAAAGGAGAATAAAATGGCTTTATCAGCAGATCAATTAAACGAAGCTTTATCGGTAGCACATGACGCCATCCGTACGGAAATTCCAGACCAGTTCGGACAAGCAAATGCACTATTCAACAAGCTTTCTAAAAAACCAAACTTAGAGTATGTATCAGGTGGTACGCAAATTAAACAACCTGTTGAGATCGCAGAAAATCAATCTGAAGGTTTCTACGACGGTGGTTTTGGTGTTATCGATACTTCAGCTAACCAGCAATTAAGCTTTGCTACTTTCGATTTCAAATATTTTTATCACAACGTATCTTTCACTTTGGAAGATTTTACTAAGACTGACAACACAGCTAACGCTGTTAAGTCTTTAATCGTTGCTAAAATCGAAGGCGCTAAAAACAAAGCAACTCGTACATTATCATTAGCGATGTATGGTTCTGGTTCAGATTCTAACGGTAACGCATTAAACGGGTTCGCAGATATTTTCGCAGCTTCCGGTACAGCTTATGGTGGAATTACTAACACTGACTTAGATGACAGCACTACTTGGTTAACTGAAATCGACACATCTACTAACACAATTAACTACGCCAACTTAAACGAAGTTGTTCGTAAGCTAGTTGCTCGTGGTCAAAGATATGGAAACGAAATCGGCTCTTATGCCCCTGACATGATGGTTTCTAACTCATTCGTACAAGCTAAGTTCTTAGCTTCTCAGCAATCAAATCAGCGTTTTATCGACAGTGAAGATTTAGCTGCTGGATTTGCTGGATGTAAGTTCAACAACATTAACTGGTTTGTAGACGAATACAGCCCAGGTTCAGCTGACGGTTCTACTGCTGACAACGACTTGTATATCTTATCAACTCCAACGTTAAAGATGTGCTACAAGTATGGCTTTGAAGGTAAAACTGCACCAATGGATTTCAATTCTCGAATTCCAAACCAAGCAATTCAAACTAACCAAACATTCTTAGTTGGTAACATGGTTTGTACAGCTCGTCGTTATAACGGTGTATTCAAGTCATTACAATCATAATTAATTAGAAAGGAGAAAAATCAATGGCATTTATTCAATCAATCGATACTGATGATTTAACAAATCCAAGCTCTACTCGTAAATACGATTTAGGAGCACAATATGTTGACGTATCTAGTGCAGATGCAATTAAACCAGAGTATGTTTACGTTAAGGCACACGGAGCACTTACACAATATCAACCATACCAGCTTTCTACCTCAAACACGGCAGGTAGTGAAGTCATCTCAAAAGCACCTGCTACAACTGACTCAGGAGCAACTGTAGTTGCACCACAAGTTGCAGTAACTTCTGGTTACTATTGCTGGGCACCGTACAAAGGTAAAGTAACAGTATTAACGACTGATACTTTTGCTGCTGGTGACTATGCTGAGGTACTTAACGCTGGAACTGGACTTAAATTAGATGGTGGAGTCTCTGGTTCTACTGCCGAAGGCGCACAATCTGTTGGTATTGCTTCTACTGCTACAAGTGGTGGATCTGCAACAGTTGTACTTTCTGGAAACAAAGTTAAAATCGCCGCTTCTTAGTAGCATCTAGGTGGGTGGCTACGGCCACCCCCTAAATAAAGTCATGGCTAATTTTCAAGATATAAAAGCACAAACAGGTATAAAGTTTTTTAAATCGTCCGGCACAGGTACGGATTCAGATCCCTTTATACCTGAAATGGCGACAAGTACAACACCAGGTGAAGTAACTAGTATTACTAATTTTAATGTGACAGTAGGGTCTAGTAGCACACAAGTTTTAGCTGCTAACTCAAGCAGAAAATTACTAATATTGGTAAATGACAGTGATGAAGCTATGTATGTCTCTTTAGGTGCAACAGCTACATTAAATAATGGTATTCGTCTTAATTCTAATGGTGGGGCTTTAGCTTTAGATGACCCTATATATAAAGGTGTTGTAAATGCAATTTGTGTCAGTGGTAGTAAAAAAATAGTAGGTATTGAGGGATGACATTTATATACAATCCTGACCAAGGTGCAGCTGGTGCAGATAAGTTTTTAAGTGCTTTAGGCTTTAACACTGGTGACGGTGTTTTAACAGCTACTATGAACGATGCATCGACTGTTACTACTGATTTAGATGGCCGTTTTTTAGTTGATGTTGTTGACGATACGACACCACAGCTTGGCGGTGACTTAGATTTAAATAACAGTGACATAACAGGTACAGGAAATATAAATATAACAGGCTCAGGTACATTATCAGGCGATTTAACTGTTGATACAAATACGTTATATGTCGATTCTACAAATAATCAAGTTGGGATTGGAACAACGACATTAGGAGAAGCGCTTACTGTTAATGGAAATGTCGAAGCTGATAATTTTATTGGTGGATTAATAGGCGAAGTGCAATTTAAAGCAAAAGCCGGTGAAGCAATAACAAAAGGCGACCCTGTCTATATATCTAGTTTTGACGTAACTGGAAACTCACCAGTTGTCGCTATTGCTGATGCTAATGACTTTAACAAAATGCCAGCGTTTGGTTTAGCAGAGAATACAGCATCTTTAAATGCTTCTATAAATGTAGTTACGTTTGGAACATTGTCGGGATTAAATACAAGTTCATTTTCATTGGGTGATGTTTTATATGTGTCTGATACTGGCACTTTAACAAATACTCGACCAAAAACAGAGTCATCGCTTATTCAAAACATTGGAAAAGTACAGCGAGTACATCCAACTGCTGGGTCTATTAAAGTAGGTGGTGCTGGGCGTACTAATGACGTACCAAATTTAAACGAAGGGAATGTTTTTATTGGTGATGCAACAAATTGCGCTATAACTAGAGGCTTAACCCTTGATGACATATCAGAGACAGCTACAAATAAGCATTTTACAGCTAGTGATAATACTAAATTAGACGGTATAGAATCTGGAGCCGAAGTAAATGTAAATGCCGATTGGAACGCTGTTAGTGGGGATGCACAGATACTTAATAAGCCAAGTGATGTTACAGATTTAAGCACACATAATGTTACTGAATTAGCTGATGTTACAAGTGCTGGTTCAGGAGCAATTATTACTAGTGCGGAACGTACAAAACTTGCCGGTATAGCAACTGGTGCAGAAGTAAATGTACAGTCTGACTGGAACGTAATAGATACAGGATCTGATGCTTATATACTAAATAAACCAACAACAATTACAAGTGCAGAGCAGACTAAGCTAGGACATATAACTGTTACACAAGCGGTCGATTTAGATACAATGGAATCTGATGTAACAGCTAATAATGCTAAAGTAACAAATGCAACTCATACGGGTGATGTTACAGGTGCCACAGCGTTAACTATTGCTGATGAAGCCGTTACAAACGCTAAAATGGCGCATATTGCTACAGGAACAGTAAAAGCTCGTACGACAGCAGGAACTGGCGATGTAGAAGATATAGCTATAGCAACGACATTTAAAACAGCACTAAGTTTAGTTAAAGGTGACGTTGGTCTTGGTAATGTAGCAAATGTAGATACAACAAATGCTAGCAATATATCTAGCGGAACATTAGCAGAAGCACGATTACCAAGTATAAATGCAGACAACACCACAATTAGTAATTTAACTGTAACTAATTTAAAAGCTGGTGTGCTAGATACTGATCTTAACAGTGTTAGTGCTAGTGATGACACGATACCAAGTGCAAAAGCAGTTAAAGCTTATGTCGATGCACAAATAGCAGCGAACGCAACACAATACTATGCGTAGGAGGATAAATGTTAGTCAGTGAAGTTTTAGATAGAATAAATACAGCATTAGGAATGCCAGACGATCTTACAGGCAAAAATGCAAATACATTATTTACGAATAAGCGTATTGTTGAACAATTAAAAAATGCATTAGATATATATGCATCAACAGTAAAAGGAATAGAAGATATTTTTAGTACAACTTTAGGGCTAGATACTCGAGTTGCTACAGCACCAAGTGACGCAATAAGATCACAAGCTTATCGATTTACATATATATGGCGTGATGGTCGTAAGTACCCGTTAAATTATAAAGACTTAAATAAAGTTAATAGTGAGTTTCCATATGGTACATATGCAGGTATACCTAGGTTTTTTAGTGTATGGAATGACGAAATAACTATTTACCCTGATAACAGTGGATCGCCTAATACGACAACATTAAGTGGTGCATTGAGTGATAGCGCGACAACAATAACTGTTGGTTCAACTAGTGGGTTTCCTGAACTGAATGGCCGCATCACAATAAACAATGAAAAAATTAGATACACACATAAATCATCAACAACGTTTACCGGTTGTACTCGTGGAGTAGAAGGAACAACTGCAGCAGCGCATAGCGACACTGACACCGTAACAGAAAATAATTTAGTTATGTATTATAGAAAAAAGCACTTTGAAATCACAGTTGATGGAAATGATGATATTTCACAAGCTCAATTAGACAAAGAAATGGAAATACCTGATGAGCATGTAGAACCAATTGTTGATATGGTTGCTTATCGATTACTAAGTAAAATCGATGCGGAAAGAGCAAGGCCATATAAAATTGACGCAGCTGCATTTTATGCACAAGCTAAACGTGATATACAGGCTGGTTACGGACAGATTGTTAATGGAACAATGATTGGTCATGCATACGACTGGGAGCTAGACAATGTGGAGGTTAATCTTTGACTTTTGTTATTGAGTCTTATCAGTCTAAGGGTTTAAGAGACGACAAGGGACGTAAATTTGTCCCGGCAGACTATTTTTATAACATAGAAAACATGAACTATGACGGGATTACAGGCTGCCAAAGAATCAAGGCTCCTAGTGTAGAATACAATGTCGGGTCTGCACGTATAGATGGTATGACACAATTTAGATACATAGATAGCGTTGGACAATTTCAGACTGAAAACATCTGTATACAAAATGGTTCTATTATAAAAGATTTTTTAAGTTCACCAACTACTATATACACTGGACTTACCGCACAAAAAAAATGCACATTTGGGATATTGAATGACAAGTTATTTATATCAAATGGATTTGACTATCCGTTGGTCTATGATGGTACATACGTTAAACAAATGGGTGCTCCTACCGCTAAAGATTTACTCGTCGCAGGTAGTCTAACAGGAACTTACTATTATGCAATGACATATATAATTGATGGCGTTGAAGTTGTAATAGGAACAGTTAGTAATACAGTTACTGTTAGCAGTAAAAGCATTGATTTAGATATTCCTGTAGGCGTTAGCAATTGCACAGAACGTAAAATATATCGTACTGAAGCTGGAGGATCAACATTAAAGTTAGTAACAACCATAACTGACAATACAACATTAACGTATCAAGATAATATTGCTGATGGTTCATTAGGTGTAACAATACCAAGTACAAACAGTTCATGCCCTACTCCACAGTTTATTACTGTTAAAGATGAAAAATTAATTGGTGCAGTAAACCAAAATCGCCCAAATTATTTATATGTTTCTGAGATTGAAGTAGAAGTATTTTTTAATACATCAGGAGTATATGATGTTTCAGGTGTAGGTAATGACAATACAGCACTTACAGGAATGATAGAAGATTATGGTCAAATTGTAGTCTTTTCAGAAAGTCATATATATTTAGCAGACACTTCTGGCCTTGTGACTAAGGTGCAACAAACAACTAGTAACGTTGGATGTGCAGATGGCTTTAGTATTGTTCGAGTACCAGAAAATGACATACTGCCTGGTGGTATTATGTTTGTATCTAATTTGTACGACGTTCGTGTTTTTAGCGGTAATATTGCTACAAATTTAGCTACTTCATTTGATAACTTGCGAACAAATAATTATTCTATTGCACTTAATAAAGATAGCTTTGCAAACCAGCTACGAGACAACCCATTACATGCTGCTTTTCACGATTATAAATATCATCTTATCGCAGAAACATTTATGTATGTTTATGATATACGCATTGCAGGTTGGACTAAATATTTTATTAAGACTACATCATATAGCCCAGAGTATTGGGTTTTTGGTAAACTTAGTGGTGACCTTTATATAGCGCAAAAAAACGCAGGCATAGTTGAGAAGATGTACAATGACACATCTTATAGAGGTGAAGAGCTTACTGCATTTTTTGAGACACCTGAAATAGCAGTAGACACGGATGATAAATATTTTTCACAATTGTATATTTATTACGATAAATCAGGCTCAAACACGCTTACATTAGATGCAACAATAAATTCTACACAAAACAAGTCAGCAACAATAACGTATACTGGCGCATTTTATGCTGATGATTACTATAACGAAACTTATTATTTAACGACGGACGACGAAGAAGACTACAGCCTTGTACATATAGATCGCTACGGTAAATGGATGCGATTTAAGATTACTACGCAAACACAGGCAAGTATAAAGGGTTGGAAGTTAGTGGGAAGGGCTATAAGTAACAAAGAATTATGAGTCAATTACAAAAAGATATGCATGAGATAATAGATAAAGCAGAGGCTATAATAGCAACTGGCGAGCCTGTAGTTATGCCTTTAACGCATCGTTTTACCGACGGCATGTACATTCGAGAAATATTTATGCCTGCAGGCACATTACTGACATCTAAAATACACAAAACAAATCATCCTTTTGTAGTTACTAAAGGCAAATGTAAAGTTTTTGACGGCAATAAAATAGAACATATTGAAGGCCCACACACAGGAATAACTGAACCTAATACAAGGCGACTACTATATATAGAAGAAGACACAACATGGCTGACGTTTCATGTAACAAATAAAACTGATGTCGATGAAATAGAAAAAGAGATTATAGAAGATAGAGAAAATAATTTTATTGATAAAGAATTATTAGATGAATTTAACAAAGTAAATCGCCAAAGTAATAAATATATAAATAAAAATAAGGAGGAATTATTATGTCATGGGCAGCAATAGGAGCCGCAGCAGCAGGAGCAGTAATATCTGCATATTCGGCTTCTGAACAACAAAAAGCACAACAAAAAGCATTGGAACAACAAACAGCAGCGCAAGCTGGGCTAAGTCAAGAACAGATGGCACAACAAAAAGAATTAGCTGAAAAACAGTTTGCACAACAATTAGCAATATTAACTGGTACACAAGCAGGTCAAGAAGAAGCTTTAGCGAGAGCGCAAGAAAGAGAATCCTCCGGTATAGCACAATTTTTAGCGGCTACCGAAGGTAAACCACAAGAAGTAGGTCGCTTACAACAAATTATAAGAGAGCAACAATTACCTGAACAACAACAAGCACTGCGTCGTGCTAAATTAGCACAGACTCAAGCAGGCGTAAGAGGTCCAGAGGCAGCATTGTTACAACAAATGCAGGCACGAGAACTTGGTAAGCAATTAGGTTTAGAGGTCGAAAAAATAGGCTTAGAAGAAGCTTTAAGAAAACAAAGATCAAGAGAACAATTTGCTGGTGCACAAGCGTTAGCTGCACAAGCTGCAACATTAAGACCAGTTCAAAAAGTTGATGAAGCAAAAATACAAGAGACAATAGAGGCACAAAAAGGTAAGTTAGCAACAGAGGCCGAAAAAAAAGCTTTGCAAGGTTACTATTCAGTTGAAGGAACTTTAGGTGATAAAAATTTTAGTGGGGATTATTATTTAACGCCTGATGATGAAATACTTATAGATCAAATGAAGGAGATTGGTAAATATGGCCTCTAGAAATCAAGTAAATATACAACAACCATCTATGCAGCCTAGTCGTGATCAAATTACAGCAGACTTTGTTGCAAGCGGCCAACCTATTGAGCAGCCTGGCCCAAACCCGTTATCGCAAATTGCTTCCGGAATATCAGAGGCTGGTATGGGAATCTTAAAAGGTATTGGAGATTTTATTAATACACAAAAAGAAACGCCTGAAGGAAGATATTTACTAACTAACATGCTAGCAGGTATTACAGTTGGGTTAGGAGCTGATCCACAAGTAGGTGCTAACTTAGTACAAGCAGGGCAACGACAGTATGCAATAGGTTTAAAAGAACAGCAGCAAGGTATTGCTTTACAGCAAAAAGCAGAGATTGAGCAGCAAAAAATAGCAGCAGATGCAGAGCAAAAACAAATAGAGCGTGAACAAAAATTATTAGACGATCAACGTAAAAGACAGGAAAAAATTGAAGACGCATTATACTTAGATCGAATTAAAAAAGAGCAAGATCCTGAACAAGCTCGCTTTAATGCAAGAACTGAGGCTTCTCATAAAATTTTAAGTAAATTTGAGACTGAAAAAAATCCATACTACAAAAATACAAAACAATTTGTTTTAGACACTAAAGTTCCATACTTGTTTAAGTCTGACAGATTTAAGCAGATTGAACAGGCACAAAGAGATTTTATAAACGCAGCCTTAAGACGAGAGTCAGGTGCGGCTATTGCAGAATCTGAATTTGAAAATGCACGATTACAATATTTTCCACAACCAGGTGACACCCCAGAAGTTGTAAAGCAAAAGCAAAAAAATAGAGAAATGCAATTTGCAAAAATAGAAGAACTAAAACAGCGTGACCCACTAGGAATTTTATAATGAACTATATTGAGTTTTCACAAAGTATAAAAAGTAAATATCCGCAATATAAAGATGTTGACGATTTAGAGTTAGCAAATAAAATGATTGCTAAATATCCAGAATACTCAGAACAGGTAACGTTTGACGAAAAAATAACAACAGCACCTGAAGAAATAGTACAAAAGCCTACTAGATTAGCTAGTGCAATGCAGGCTATAAAAGGCTTTGGTGGCCCAGAATCGTTTTTAGGTCCAGAAGAGTTAGCGGTTACACCAAGAGAAGCTGTTGCTGGGGTTGCTAAAGTTGCCCCATATGCAGCGTTACCTTTTGCTGCAATAGGTTTAGCTGGGCAGGCTGGAATTACTGGGGTTAGTCGAGTTGTAGAAGGTCTAGCTGAAGAAGAAAGATTGCCAGAAGCACTAAAGGCAGGAGCTATAGCGGCAGGAACTGAATCAGCTATTGGTAGAGCTGTTAAATTAGCAAAACCATTGGCGGCACCAGTTAAAAAACTTACTAAAGAAGCTACGGCATATGCAGGTAATATTTTAAGCTCTGTACCTAGAGAAAGCATAGAGAAAGCTTTGGATAATCCTAAGATTTTAAAAACAAAAGATACTTTTACTAATTTAGGAAACAAAGCAAAAGAAGGTTTGCAAAAGTTATTAAAAGAAAACAGTGCAAGAAAAAAACAAGAAACAAGAATTTTAAAAAAGTCAGAGAAAGAGCTAGATTTAGGAACTTTTGTTAATAGACAAAAAAAACTTATTGAAGCAAAAGCGGGCAAGCAAGATATTTATACTGAGCAAGAGAAAATTGATATCAAAGAAATTTTAGACAGAGTGAAAGGTGAACGCAACCCTGTTGGTCTAAGACAAATTATGGATGAAATTGACTCTACACGTGGATTATATCGAGATCCGATTACAAGAGCTCAAAGAACAGGTAAAGGCGACACTAAATTAAAAGAGATCAGTAGAAAAATAAGATCACGTTTGAAAACAGACATATCAGGAATAGCTGATATAAGAGAGCAATCAAAAGAAGTTATTGAACTTAAAGAGATTCTTGGTAAAAAACTAGCAAAAACAAAAGATGCTGGTAAATTACTTACAAGAAAACAAGACGCTGTTACTACAGAAGCGCTCGAAAAATTAGATGATTTATTGCCTGAAAAAGATAAATTTCTTGATCGTGCACAAAACGTAAGAATTAAAGAACAATTTAGTGAAGTGTTTCCAGGTAGAGGTGGAGGAACAGGTAATGTTGAAGGAATAGCTAATTTGTTACGTGTAGGACTAGGAGTAACAACTGGTGGAGCAACGCTGCCTTTAACTAGTCCTGTAATACAAAGAACAGCTATAAGCGCATTACCTGGTGTAACAACCGCCTTAGAAACAGTGGCAAGACCATTGCCAAAAGTTGCAGCTAAAGCAGTTACACCAATACAACGACAAGAATCAGGATCTTTGCAACCACAATCTTTAGAAGAGATTAAACAAGAAAGGAGAATAAAATAATATGGGAGTACCAACAGCTGGCGACTTTAATAAGTGGGATGGGACTAAGTTTACAAATACTGACTGGGATGACAATGTAGATAAAACAGTTGAGATACTAGCAGCAGGAAATTACGATTTAAATGTAAATCAAGTAACTGCTTCTAATTATGTAGGCATACCGTCTGATCAATTCTCAACTATAACAGCAGGTGAGAACTTAAGTGCAGGGGATGTACTAAGAATAAACAGTGGACAAGCATTCAAGGCAGACAACACTACTGAGGCTGGGGTTACTGCAGTCGTTGGTGTTTGTAATACAACAGTATCCAGCGGCGGAACAGTAAAAATTGATTATGGTTTTTATGATGGTTTTAGCTCATTGACTGCAGGTACACTATACTATTTAGGTACTAGCGGTGCAATTACAGCCACTAAACCAAGTACCTATATTGTTGAATTGGGCGTTGCGGTATCAACTACTCGAATTAATTTTGATATTAAAAGTCCAAGATATACTAT